AGCGGGACAACTCGCCCATCCGCTGGGCGCCCAACATCAGCGCCTATACGAGGTAAGTCCGATGCCGCTTTACCTTGACACCCGTGGCCGCTCGACCCTTGGAATCGGCCTGTGCGCCCGGTGCAGCCGCAAGTTCTCGCTGGACGACCTGCACTCCGACCCGAACTTCCCGGGCCTGATGGTCTGCAAGGACGACCTCGACGAGTTCGACCCCTACCGGCTTCCGGCTCGCCAGACCGAGGACATCACGCTGCGCTTCGTGCGGCCCGACGAGAGCATCGCCACGGACCCCGCAGGCGTGATTCTGGAGAACGGCGACTACTTCCTCGTCACCGAGGACTTTGAGGAGTTCCTGCTGCCGTGAGCGTTCCCAGCAACCTCGTCCCGACGCGCATCTCCCAACTGACCGAGTATTTCGGGGCGGACGCGAACGGCTACCTACCCTACATCATCGGCGGCGTCACCTACAAGGTGAAGTTCTCCACACTGAACATCGCCGGCGCAGCGGTCTCGTCGTTCAGCGGCGGCACGACCGGCCTGACGCCGTCGACGCCGACCAACGGCGCCGTGACGCTGGGTGGTGTCCTGGCTTTGACCAACGGCGGCACGGGCGCCACGACGGCTTCCGGCGCGCGCACGGCGCTCGGCCTTGGCACCGCAGCGACAACCAACGCCACGGACTACGCCACGGCGGCGCAGGGCACGAAGGCCGACACTGCTGTCCAGACTGTCGCCTCGGCTGACGGGTCGGTCACGGTCACAGGCACGACGGCTATTGATCTCGCCGTGGCGGCGACCACCAACATGATCGCGCGGGTCCGCAACAACACCGGCTCGACCCTGACCAAAGGCACGGCGGTCTACATCAACGGCGCCGTCGGCCAACTCCCGACAGTGGCGAAGGCGCGGGCCGACACCGACGCGACTTCGGCGCAGACCCTCGGCATCATGTCGGCGGACGTTGCCAACAACACCAACGGCAACGTGACGGTCATCGGGCGCGTGGCGAACGTGGACACCTCGGCCTACACAGACGGCCAGCAGTTGTATCTCAGCGGCGTGACCGCCGGGGCGCTGACGGCCACCAAGCCCTACGCCCCCCTGCACATCGTCTATGTGGCGGTGGTCGAGCACGCCCACCCGACGCAGGGCTTGCTGTTCGTCAAGGTGCAGAACGGCTACGAGTTGGACGAGTTGCACGACGTGGCCGCGCAGTCGCCGTCCAACGGCCAGACCCTCGTGTTCAACAGCACCAACAGCCTGTGGGAGAAGAACACCGTCTCCTTATCGGCAGGCGTCAACGGCAATTTGCCCACCGCGAACGGCGGAACAGGCCAGACGTCCTACACCAACGGGCAGCTGCTGATCGGCAACAACACCGGCAACACGCTGACGAAGGCCACGCTCACGGCGGGGACGGGCATCAGCATCACCAACGGCAATGGCTCCATAACCATCGCATCGACCGCGTCCGGCCCCTCGCTGGCGCAGGTCATCGCCATGGCCGCCGCTCTCTAAGGACTGAACCTCATGGCTGTCACCCCCACCTCAATCGTCACGCCGCAGCGCCCTTGGTCGGCTACCGCCGTCGCCACCACGGCGAACAGCACCTACACGGACACGCCGACCAACAGTGTGCTGCTGACCCGCCAGGACCTGCTGCCACCCAACCCGTTCACCACGCAGAACGGGCAGCCGACGGTGACGGTCCTGCATCCCGATCACGGCCTGTCCACTGGGATACAGATTACGTTTAGCGGGGCGGCGGCTGTGGGTGGCATCACGCCGTCGGGCGCCTACACCGTGACGGTGTTGACGGCGGACACCTACACCATCACCCATGGCTCCAGCGCCACGTCGGGCGTGACGGGCGGCGGCTCGGCGGTGCTGGGGCAACTGGCCCGGACTGCGGTCAACGGGGTGCGGCTCACGAGCCTCACGGCGCTGGCCCGCGCCACGGTCACGGCGACTGAACTGCAACTGTATATCTCCAACGACGGCGGCACGACCAAGCGGCTCATCCACTCGAAGCTGATGGCGGCTTACACGGTGGTGGGAACCGCCGGCCAGCCGGTGGTTGACTTCGGCTACTCGGACAGCAACCCGCTGTTCCTGAGCGCTTCCGACACGCTGTATGTGGCGATTGGTGTGACGCTGGCTAACGGCATTGTGTTCCGCGCGGCGGGCACCGGCTACTAACATGCCCGTCAACACCCTTGGTCCTGTTGGTCTGACAGCCCAGTCCATGAGCATGGCTGCTGGGACCCAGAGCCTGTTCGAGGGCGGCATGAGGATGCAGGCTCAGGGGATGGACGGGCGGAAGAAGGGGGTTCGCGTTTTCCAAATCTCCCCGGCGGTCAACGGCAGGACTACTTGGAATCTCGATGCTGACGGACCGCTAAATTTGGCGTCTGAAGGTTCTTGGACCATAACGCCAATTTCATCGTTTGGCGTCAACGTCAAAGCGTGGGGTGAGGGTGGCGGCCAAGGTGGGGGCGGTGGGGCTGGACTTTTTGGCGCTGGGGCTTTTGCGGGTGGTGCAGTCACGCTGATAGCGGGCGTAACAATCACGCTCGGCGTTGGGCAGGGCCGTGGACCTGCGCCTGTAAACGGACCCCAGGGCGGCGGCTGGTCGGGCCTGTTCGTCACCTCTTCAAGCCTCGCCATTCTGATCGCCGCCGGCGGCGGCGGCGGCGGCTTCAGCTCAATGAGCGTTTCTGGCGGCCCTGGCGGGTGGCCCTCGGGCTCCCCAGGAGCCCTCGACCCGAGCGGCAACGACGCTGGAGGCGGCCCCGCCACGCAATCTGCGCCCGGAACCGGGGGATCGCCCGGCGGCGGTCTTTTCTCCGAGAGTGGTTCGCCAGGCTCGGGGCGGAATGGTGGCTCAGGCGGCTATGCCGGAGGCGGCGGCGGCGGCGGTTACTTCGGCGGCGGCGGCGGGGCCGGGTCCGATTTCTCCGGCGGCGGCGGTGGTGGCGGCTCCAGCTACTTCGACCCGGCCCGCGTCTCCAGTGCTTCAATGCTGTCCGGTTCGGGCACGACGCCGGGTAACGCATCCGACCCACAACGCGGCACCGCTGGTGCGTCACTCAGTGGCAGGCTCATTCTCTCGTAAGGACCGCAGGACGATGCTCTACCAACGCAAGACCCTCCCCGACACCCTCATGGGCGACCCCGCCCCGCTCCCCGCCGAACTGGTGGGCCTTGCGGACGTGAGCCTTGCCGATCTGTCCGCCGCCGTGCCCGACGCGGCTGTGGAACTCGGCTACGAGGGGCAGGGCTTCTTTCCCTTCACGCCTGAACCGCCCCCGCCCCCTCCGGTCGATGAACTGCACAAGGTGGACTTTCTGCGCCTGTTCACGCAAGCCGAGCGCATCGCCATCCGGCAGGCGGCGAAGGTGAACCAGGTGGTCGAGGACTATCAAGATATGCTTGAGGCCTCCCCGGAGAAAGTTCGCTTGTCCGACCCCGACATTCAGGAGGGTGTCCCGGAACTTGAAGACGCTGGCTTGCTTGCTCCGGGCCGCGCCGCTCAAATCCTTTCTGGAGAAAGTCCGTGACGAAAGATTTTCCGCCGCAACAAACCTATATCCCCGGACGCCCCGTCCTGACCTACTTCCGGCGGCTCTTTGTGGTGCTGGATCAGTTGCTGAACGTGATATTTGGCGGGGATGAGGACGAGACGATCAGTTCGCGCCTTGCCAAAGACGTTCGGCGCGGTCGCAAGTTCGCCTGCGTTCTGTGCCGAATCCTCGACTGGCTCGACCCGAACCACTGCGAGAAAGCGATTGAGCGGGATGAGGGCAAGAGGCCTGGCCAATACGATCCGCCCCCGGGCCTTGAGCAGCGCTACGAGAAGCGCTGGGTCTACCCGCCCCGACATGACTGGAGTTAACCGCTATGGAATGGGACGCCATCCTGCAAACCCTTGCAGCTCTGGTCATGGCGCTAGGGGGTTGGTTCATGCGTGAGTTGTGGGGCGCCGTGAAGGAGTTGCGAGTGGACCTCGCCACCCTTCGCGCCGACCTGCCCAAAGAGTATGTGTCCAAGGACGATTTCCGTCAGGACATCGGGCGGATTCACGAACTGCTGGACAAAATCTACGACAAGTTGGATACGAAGGCACCCCTGTAACAGCCGCAAGGAGCGTTGCGTGCCGATTTCAGACGAACAGTTCATCGCCGCATGGCGGGAAAGCCTTTGCTCGCCCGCCGCCACCGCCCGCACACTCAACATTGACGTCCGCGCCGTATATCGCCGACGCCAGCGGATGGTGGACCGCGGAATCGTGCTTGAGACGCACCCGGCCAACATTTCGGGGGCAATGCAATCGACTTACACGCAGGCTTGGTCCTACCCCCGCGAACTGACCGTCACTGTGCAGAACGGCCACGCCATCGTCTTCTCGGATGCTCACTTCTGGCCCGGCGGTCGCACGGTCGCCAACGAGGCGCTGCTGAAACTCATCAAGCGGCTGAAGCCCGCCTTGCTCGTGGCGAACGGCGACATCTTCGACGGCGCGAGGATCAGCCGCCACGACCCGCACGGCTGGGGCCAGCCCCCTTCGGTCAAAGAGGAGCGGGACGTGTGCGTCGAGCGGATGCACGAAATATCCGACGTCGCCCCGCGCCAAGCCGAGCGCAAGTGGACCATCGGCAACCACGACATGCGCTTCGACCGCGCTCTGGCCATCAACGCGCCGCAGTATGATGGCGTTCTGGAGCGGCTGTCCGACATCTTCCCCGAGTGGGACATGGCGTGGTCCATGCGCGTCAACAACACGGTCATGATCAAGCATCGTCAGGCCAACGGAATCCACGCGGCATATAACAACACTCTCAAGGGCGGCCTGTCGATGGTGACGGGCCACCTGCACCGCCTTGCCGTGACGCCTTGGGCCGACTACAATGGTCGGCGCTGGGGCGTCGACACCGGCACACTGGCCGACCCGCTCGGCCCGCAGTTCGAGTATCTGGAGAACAACGCCACGCCGTGGACCTCCGGCTTCGCGGTGCTGACGTTCAAGGACGGCAAGCTGCTTCCGCCCGAGTTGTGCGAGGTTCTGGACGGCGTGGCCTATTTCCGCGGAGAAGCGGCGTGAAGCCCACCCACACAGACCCCGAACTGCTTGAGCGACTGCGGCTTGCCGCGCAGCGCCCAATGACGCGGAAAGAGGTGCGCGAGCAGAAAATCTCGTGGGTGCTTGGCAACCTGCCGTTTGACAGCGATGCCACCTACGACGAGATTGCAGCGGTCATCGACAAGCACGAAAGGTACGCAGCATGATCAACCCCCTCGCTTTCATCGCACTTGCGGCGATCCCTCTCTACCGCTGGGCCGACCGCCGTGTCGGAGGCGGCGGCGCTAACGCCCTCGGCCCCCTTGGCGGACGGAGCGTCGGCTTCCTCGGCGGCGCGCTCCTCGGGGCAGCCATCGGCTATGTCGCCGTGGGCCTGTGGGGCGCCCTCCTCGGCCCCTTCTGGGCGCTCTACCGCTCGTTGGACTTCAAGCGCGGGGCTCTTGCGCCAATCAACAGCAAACAGCGCGTAAACGCGGTCCTCCGCCACGCGCTCGCCCTGCTGATCGCCGTTCCGATCTTCTTCCTCGGGGGGCCTTGGATCGCAGCCTTAGTGGTCATGGCGGTTTACGCCGGGGTAGCGTCTCGGCTGGCGTTCGGCCTTGGCGACCGGCTGATCGCCTGTAATCAAGGCGGCGGCGCTTGGAACGACGAGTGGAACAACGAAGCCGAGCGCAGCCGAGGCACAGCCTACGGTGTGGCCTTTGCGGTCCTGTGCCTTTGGGGTGCGCTATGGTGATCAAAGAGGTCCAGTGGTTCTGGCGTCGTCTGTTCACTTTCCTGTTCGTCGGCATCAACACCGCCACCGTCGGGTGGATCGTCCTCAAGATCGACGACCCGGACGCCCTTAAGTGGATCGGCTTGGGCCTCATCTTTGCGAACATCATGCTCGCCTTCGTCTACATGGCGGGCGCCACGCTCGTCGACCTGACCCGCCTCAAGTCCGAAGCCATCAAGACGGCGGAAGAGGTAAAGGAGATCATCACATGAAGCGCTACCTCATCGCCTTCGGCATCACCTTCGTGGTGTTTTTGCTGATCGTGGCGGGCTTCTACAAGGTGATGTTCGACCTCCAGCGCAAGCGCAACCAAGTCGCCGCCGCTGAGATCGCCGCCACCAAACAGGCGCTTGAAGCCTCAGAGACCTACACCGAGAAAACCGTCGTCATCCGGGAGAAGGGCAATGCAGCCACACAACGTATATACAAAGCGCCGAGCGCGGACAGCCCTGTGCCTGACGGCGTGTTGTCTGCTTGGCGCGACGGCATTAGCCGGTTGCGCGACGACAGCGCCAAGGCAGCCGATCCCGCAGGCGTTCAAGGAGCCGTGCAAGGGGCCGGAGGATAACGTCAAGACCATCGCGGACCTCGCCGCATTCTCCGTGCGGCAAGAGGTTGCGCTACAGGACTGCGAGGCCAAGCGGGTGGGCCTCGTCTCCCTGATCGACAAGCCCGCTGGCAAGCCTTGGTGGAGGTTCTGGTGACTGGACCGCTCTGGTATCGCGTAGCTGAGAAGCAGATCGGCGTGAGGGAAATCCCGGGCGCCAAGTCCAACCCGACGATTCTGACGTGGGCCAAGGCCCTCGGCTCGCGGCTCGGCATCGCCTACACGAACGACGACACCCCGTGGTGCGGCGTGTTCACCGGCTACTGCGTCCAAGCCGCAGGCTTCAAGCCCCCACCCATCGCCGTGCGCGCCAAGGCGTGGGCGACGTGGGGCGAGCCGCTCGTCACCCCGACGCTCGGCTGCGTCCTCGTGTTTGAGCGACCCGGCGGCGGGCATGTCGGCTTCTATGCCGGCGAGACGACCACCGCTTACCGTGTGCTGGGCGGCAACCAGTCCAACAGCGTCAACTATGCGTGGATCGCCAAGGACCGCTGCATCGCCATGCGCTGGCCGGACAACAGCGCCCCTATCGTGCCGGTGCGCGTCATGGGCTTCAACGACCCGAAGCGGGTTTCGACCAACGAGGCGTAACCCATTCGGTTGGCGCATCGCGCCGATTGTGCTAGGCTATTCAGACGAGGCGGTCGCGGCCCACCACAGGGCTACGGCGTCAAGGCTCCCGACAACGGTGCTCCATGGCGACGACGACCACCTTCACGACCCTCAAGGAAGATGTGCAGCGGTATCTTGAGCGTGGCTCCACGCTCGGGAACGACCCTGTCATCATTGAGCAGCTTCCGCGCCTGATCAATCTGGCCGAGCGGCGCATCGCCCGCGAACTCAAGGTGCAGGGCTTCATCAGCGTCGTCACCGGCCAGTTCACGGCGGGCCAGTCGGTGTATGCCAAGCCGGATCGCTGGCGGGACACGGTGTCGGTCAACATCGGCGTAGGCTCGACCCGCAAGCAGGTGTTCCCTCGGTCCTACGAGTACTCGCGCCAGTACTGGTCCGACGAGAGCCTGACCGCCGAGCCGGATTTCTACAGCGACTACGACAGCAGCCATTGGCTGATCGCCCCGACGCCCGACGCCACGTACCCGTTCGAGATCCTCTATTACGAGTTGCCGCCGCTGCTCGACGACGTGGTGCAGAGCAACTGGCTCACCGAGTATGCGCCTCAACTGCTGCTCTACGGCACGCTGCTGGAGGCGACCCCCTTCCTCAAGAACGACGAGCGCATACAGGTCTGGCAGAGCATGTACGACCGCGCCGCCGCCATGCTCAACGGCGAAGACCTCGCCAAGGTCCTTGACCGCAACTCCACCCGCAAGGAGGCGTAGGTGTCCTACACGCAAGTCTTCGGGGGCACGACCCTCTACCCCTCCGACGTCTCGTATCTGGCCCTGTCGCTGACCGCGGACACCACGCTGGAGTGGCCGCTGGAGTCCAGCACCCTCGCGCCCGTCGCCGCCTCGATCATCGACGTCACGCCGACCGGCGCGTTCGCCATCACCATGCCCGACGCCACGCTCACGGCTCCGGGGCAGACGGTGCTGTTCAACAACCTCGGGCCGTCAGTCGTCACGGTGCTCAAGAGCGGGGGTGGCGTGCTGTGCTCCCTTGGCGCGGGCGAGCAGTGGCAGGTCTATCTGTCCAGCAACACCACCGCCGCAGGCGACTGGAGGGTCTTCCGCTACGGTGCGGCCACCGCTTCGGCGCAGGCCGCCTCTCTGGCGGGCTACGGGTTGGTCGCCATCGGGAACACGCTGGCTCAGGCGCAGCAGGTCACGCTGTTCAACAGTTCCTACTCGCCGGGCGCCGCCGACCGCAGCAAGGCGCTCGTGTGGACCGGCAGTTCGGGAACGCTCAACCTGCCCGTCACGTCAGCGGTCGGGAACGACTATTTCCTGAGCGTCCGGAACAGTGGGACCGGCGCGCTTCTGGTCGACGGCGCCGGCAGCGACCTGGTTAACGGCGCGGCGTCCTTGTCCATGCAGCCCGGCGACAGTGCGGTCTTCATCACGGACGGCGCCAACTGGTACACCGTGGGGCTCGGGCAGGACCCGGTGTTCGCGTTTGACTACACGTCCGTGTCCGTGTCGGGGTCTACCTACACCCTGTCAGGAACGGAACTTAACCGAGTCGCGTATCGCTTCGTCGGCACGCTCTCCTCGGACATTGTCGTGCGGGTCCCGAACACGGTGCAGCAGTACTGGGTGTGGAACGACACCACGGGCGGCTCTTTCACACTCAGCGTCGCGACGCTTACGCAGCCCGCGCCGCTGGTGGTGCCCCGGGGCTCCCGGGGGATCTACTACTCGGACGGCTCGAACATGGTGAAGGCCGACACGGCGTCGATCTCACTGCCGATTAACCTGAGCGATGGTGGCACCGGCGCGAGCACGGCTGCGGGCGCGCGGATAAACCTTGGCGGGTCGTCTGTCGGCATCGCGGTGTTCACCGCGGCGACCTCGCAGGCAGCCCAAGCGGCTATCGGCATCCCGGTCCCGCCGCCGTTCTCGCTGGGCACGGGCGTCTGGAACGGCGTGACGCCAACCCAACTCGACCTCACGATCCCAGTCGGCGTGGCGTACTCTCAGTCCGCCGGCCAGCAGATAATCTTCAAGGTGCCCACATCCAGCCCGTCAGGGGCCATAACCATCAAGGTCGGGGCGAACGCTGCGGTGTCGCTGGTCAACGTCGACGGGTCGGCGATGAACCTGCAAGACCTCATGCCCGCCGCCTCCTACTTGGCGATTTTCGACGGCACCCGGTTCCAACTCCAGACACCCACCAACTCGGTCCTTAGCGGATACGCGCAGGCCACCAACGGCGCCATCTCCGGCTACATCGTGTCCAACGATGTGACGAACCCGAACACGACGTTGAACATTTCCGTCGGAAACTGCCGGGACAGCACCAACAGCCGGAACATCCCGCGCACCGCGGGCATCATCAAGAACCTGTTTGCTGTATGGGCGGCTGGCACGAACCAAGGCGGGCGCGACGTCGCCACGGCCCCCGCAGCCAACGAGACCTGGCACGTTCACGCCATTCTCAACGGGACCAGCGGGGTGACGGACGTCCTGCTGTCGAAGTCGGCGACCGCACCGACACTCCCTTCGGGCTACACCCACTTCCGGCGTGTCATGTCAGTGGTTCTCGACTCGTCCGCCAACATCAAGGGTTTCGTGCAGTCTGGCAGCTACGTCCAGTTGAAGGTCCGCAACGCCGAGTTCGCGACCACTTCAAACGGCGTCGCCGCCGGTACCCTGCGCAACATGCAGGTGCCTCTCGGCCTGAAGTTGCTCCTCGATGTCTACTACCAGAGCACGACGAGCGGGGGCAGCACAACCGACCCCGTTTTTAGCGGCTGCTACGACCCCGATGTCGGTGTGCCGAACGGCACTCTGGCCACAAACAACAACGCCAGGTGGGCGCAACTTCGCATACAATGGGGCGGGTCAAACCTCGACCTTCGC